ACATGAACCCAGCCTCACGCGCCCATTTGATGACGTCTTCTTTCATTTCTCATCTCTCCATGTGCCATCTTTAAAGATGAACCGTGTAAACAGCAGGTTGCCTGCTTTGTCGTAGTGAACCACCATGCATGGAAGTTCTCTGAACGCAGGCCCGGCTGGCTGAAGACCCAGACCACTCTTTTGTTGATGCGGGAAGTAGTACATGGTTGTGTGTGCTTCCTTGGGTGTATCTGGTGGTGTGATGAAGTCGTACAGATCGCGTTTCATGCTTACCCCCTTGCTCGGATCGCGGCGGCGTATGTCGGCCAAGCCAACAAAATGTTTTTGTCCTCACACACCTTCGCACACGCCTCACGCTCGTCAGTTTGTCCTTTTTTGTAAGCGTTCTCAGCCATCGCGACTGCATCAGATGCAAGCATCCAAAGATCGCCATCAAACATTTTTGCTGGTGTCATTCTTGCCCCCTCGCCTTGAGCATGGCGTCGGCCATCTCATATGCAGTTTCAGCAACGAGCATTTTCATATCGGGCGAAAAATCAGCTCTATCATCTTCAGCTCTTACTTCAGCATCACTAGCATCTGGGTGAAAGTAATCATTCATCCAAAACTGATACGAAATTGGCACAGCCTTGGCTGCGAAGTAGTCCCTGAGCGTCATGCCTTCTGCATACCCCGTAGCCACCGGCACTACGGCTTTGTAGTTCTTGGTTGGAAACGCTGGCCCGCCTGTGTCTTTATCCATGATTCTTCTCCCTCAAATAAAACGCCATCGCAATGCGGTATGGGTCAAGCATTGGAAGCGGTCGGTCGTTGAAGTAATAATACTTTGGCTTGCTCTCATCAACAAAAGTGCCATCATCAGTGTGATACCTTGTTTCCTCAACCCGAATGGTGTAACCCTCCAGCCGTGCCACCGCCAACTTCAACTCAAGGCTGCCAATCGGCACATAGTTCTTGATGGTGTCGTATTTCCCAATCAGTTCAGTCATGTGTTCTCCTTCACCAACCCAAGGGCAACCCACCACTTCATTGCGTTTGCACAGTCGCGCTTATGCCATGCGGGCAGTGTTTTGTATGTAGCCGCTATGCCGGGCCATCGTGCCACATACATTTCGTATTGCTTTTGCCAGTAAGGTATGTCGCTCATGTGTTCTCCTTCAGGTACTTGTCTACCTTTTCTTGCTCATACTTCGCGTATTTTTGAGCCGCCTCCCAAAACCCAATCAAAGAGTCTTGGTTAACAAGCCACGCAAAGCTGCGTATCTCGGGCGTCAACTCTTTGATGCCAGCCTCGGCGGCAAGGCGATCAAGTTTCTCAGTCAGTCGTGGGGTCATGTGTTCTTCTCCTTGAGTTCGTCGATCCGATTTTGCATACTTGCCGCTATTCGAAAGCCGGATAGCCTGCAAATAAGTTCGTCGCAGAGTTTTGTCAGTCGCTCAATCTCCGCGTGCTGGCGGCGTAGTTCGGCTTCAACTTGGTTATGCACAGTCGTATTCCATGTGCGGCACCAATCAGCCAGCCGCAGGGCTTCTGGTTGTGTGCTCATTCTCCACTCCCAGCGATCCACACGGCAGTGCCACCAGTGTGTTCAAAGTCTTCTGTCTTCAGTCGGATGTAAGCCTGCCCGTTTACACCAGCATTTTGGACATAGCCTTGGATGCCCCAAGACTTGACCTCAGTGACCACAACTAAGCAGGCACCAAACATCTCTTTGTCAGGGTTGACTTGTACGATGTCGCCAATGTTCATTTGATCCTCCAGAGCCTGACAGAGCCATCTTCCATTGTTCGGGTTGCGAACTCCACGTTATGCTTATCCGCGTAGCGTTTGGCGGAAACCCAAACGGTAACTCGTTTGATGTTTGCGGGCAGCACGAAGCTATCTCCAACTTCCATTTGGGCAAACGGGTAGGCGTGTGGCATCGGAATGCCTTTTTCAATCTTCATTTCTTGTTTCTCCTTCATTTGACCCTCCGCATTGCCATCCACTCAGGCTCTTTGGACTCAAGCGGTGGCGGGGCCTTTCGCAACTCACTGGGCGGCACCCAGCCGTACTTGCGCCATAACTTCTGAACATCAGCGCCTGATGTCCACTTGAATTCTGGATGCCCAACAGGAATCCATGGGTCTGATCGTTTAGCTGCCATCATCACTCTCCTTCTCAAAAAAAATATCTGCGATTGGCATACTTGCGGATATCCAAAAGCCAGACTTGTTTAAACTCATTCCCCTTGCAATCATTTCTTCTGTCGTCAGGCATCGACGATCATGTCCATGATTTCCGACCCGATGTTTGTCAAAGGCAAAGTTGCTGTTGAAATACTGACTACACCCCCGGCACTGATTCTTTTGTCCCGTCAGATTCATTGTTGGCCTCCTTCATGCGACGAACGATCAGGTCGTCTGTTACCAGTTCAGCAAAAGACTTCCCAGATGGGAACCTCATCTGCGCGTGTTTCATGGCGTTGACGGCATCTATGGCCACTTGTAGCCCGTCATTGAAGCCGCTGACATAAACGTTGCCGCCAGAGATTCGGGCGGTAACCGCTTCTCGCACAAGCTGGGTCATGGGTATTTTGTTTTTTGCCGCAAACTTCTTGAGCTTGACGTACTCCCGTGGATCAAGGTACGTCAGAAACGGTTTGTAGTTGTTAGAAGGGATCGGCATTTTGGCTCCAGTTTTCAAAGTCAAGTACGACAGCATCAAACTTCTCTTGGGCATCTGAGTTGCCGTTCAGTTCAGAGCGAGACTGAATGCCACATCGTTTGCAAAGATTTCTTGCGGCCATTTCTTCATTGATGGCGCTCATGAAAGCCTGGAAGCTTTGCTGTTTACACAGTAGCGCAGCCTTTTGCACGCGGTTTGTGTATGGCGTTGGCGATTCGTCGTCCTGTATGCGTACAAGGGCACAGGCATAACGAGCGCCAACAAAATCCCGAAGAAGCTCTTCCGGTATTTCATCGGGGTGCAGGCACAGGGTCAGGACGTAGCCCGTCCTGTCCTGTTTCAATGCAATCTTCCTGGCTTCAAACTGGAGCGCCATTGATCATCTCCGTCAACTCAGACACTTGCTGCTTGAGCCCGTTGTTCTCAACGCGCAGACTTGTGTTCTCGCTGATGAGGTCGCGCATCATCTTCTTCTGGTCTGCGTCACGGGCCTGGGCGACCTTCATGACATGATTTAAACGGGTGGACACATCACCAAGTCGGCGCTGCATCAAATCCATTTCGTACCAGATGAAGTCAGGGGCGACACCCTCAACAATCACCTCCTGCTTCGGCTGCACCTTCCCGGCCAGAAACTCTTCGTTTTCCTTGTTCCGAATCTCAGCCGCAGTGGGCTCGATTGGCGCTTCTTTCAGTGCCTCACGCTTGCGCTTGGCGACATCTCTCATGGCCTCCGAGAGCGTTGGATTGGGTTTTGCAACCCCGATCCGACTCCGAATGTGGTAGTACTGAGTTTGGGTGCCGCCAGTTTGCTGGACAAACTCCCTCCACGAAGCAGTCTTATTTTTCCTGAGCCACTTCTTCAGGATCGAGATTCTTTCGTTGGTTGAACGAGAGCGCATCTTTCTTCTCCTTTTGGTTTAAAACGGCAAGTCAGACCCGTCATCCAAGCCGTCATTCTTGACAACCTGACGGGGCTGCGCAGACTTCTGCTCGGGGACAAATCGGTCAATCGAAACAGACAGATATGTGCGACCCTGGCTGTCTTGCTTCTTCCACCCACTGAGCTTGACCACCGTCAGGCCGTCGATGGTCTGAATGTTGGTCATGTCTTTGAGGTTGATGGCAAGGGTGCCCCAGTAGTCAGGCGACTTTGGGCCTTTCTTGGTCTGGCTGGCACGAAGAGAGCCAGAATCGGGGTAGGGTTTGTATTGCTTGTCGGACATGATTACTCCTTGGATTGAAATGAAAGTTTGATGTGGGCGAATGTGTTGCGAACGTTTTCGTACAACTCTGGGTGGCTATCCTTCAGCTTGTCCAGTTGCGTCTGGTTGGCCTTCCAGTAGCTGTTTAAATCCTTCGCGTCTTTGACCAAGCCTGAGTACTTGATCATGCTGTCGGCAAACAACTTGGCGTTTGCGTCTGTGCTGCCGGTGTCCATTTGCAGTTCACCTTTGACTTCGCCTGTGCCCTCATCGACCGGCATCACCTTGACAGGCTCTGCCTCTGGCAAGTCTTCACCGGCGTAGATGTACAAGCCCAGCCCATGCATGGCGATGCCTTTGGTCAGGCAGCGCATCAGGGCGGTGTTGACGTTGAAGCTGTCAATCTTCTCGATGATTTCGCCGTTGCGGGTCTGCACCTTCCGGCCTTCAAATGTGATTGGCTTGTTGGCCCCGTTCATCACCGGCAGGAAACAGGTGATGGGCTTGTTGAACATGATCACCGTGACCATGACCATGGCGGTGTCGTTTATACGCAGGTAGGGCTGGCCATCAAACATCTGGATTTGAAAGCTGGCCATGGGGTCTGCCTTTAAAGCCTCTGCCCAGGCCCAGGCCCAGGAAAGGTAAGACAGGTTCTGCTTCTTCTCAACGTGTTCATTGACGTTGATCTTTAGTAACTCACTCGGCGTCATGCGGTTCTCCAATCATTGGTTTGGTTGCAAAAGTTTTTGTATTTAAACGCTTCTATCCCATGCGTCTACCTCTCGTGATATGGCATCACCGGGGTAAGTCACCTGACCACTTGTCCAGCGTGCTTTGCGTTCTCGGTACTTAAAGAAGTTCTCCAACTCAGGCACCTCCTGCCCCAACTTACGGGCATACAAGGCGGTGTAGTTGTTGTTTAACTTGAGGCCATCAGATTTGTTTGTCGCTATTGCATGTTCAAAGCGCAGCACCTCAAACAACGCCTTCATGCCGTAATGGTTGCGGCCCGTTCTTTTAATGTCCAAAGCCAATTCTTTAAGTCGGCTATAAACCCACGGGTGATCGGTGTGAAATGCTTCAAACTGTGCGGCGATCCTATCTTTCATTTGCCCCACCTTTAATTGCTTGTGTTGCTAAATGGTTGGGCGATGAGTTCCATCTGATACTGGTCGCACCACTGGGCAACGCCACAGTAGTTGCCAGTGCAACGCTTGGGTTCACCAAGCCGCGTTTCAACATATCCCTTCTCCTTCACGGCCAGTTCGTTGGCCTCATCAATTGATTTAAACAACCGGATCGCAGTCTTGCGTCCGTCCCTTTTCACGGCGTATGTCGTCTCAGACATCCACCGCTCTTCTGGTGAACACTCAATCAGAGGCTCACCAAAATCTGCGGCCAGCTTGGAGTTGCGGTGCATCTCAAGACGCTCGCGCACATAAGCCTCGGCCGTAACTGCGTCCCACATTGGGATTTCAACCATGTGGATCGGGGCCTTGGGGTAGCCCTCTCTAGTCTCATGGCGGCTGAAGTCCCTGATCAGGCCGCAGATGCGAAGCCCAACCACCGGAGTCTTCTTAACCCGCTCGACCAGCCACTTGTAGAAATTGAGTTGTTGCTCCCACTCAATCTTCTCGTTCATCACAGCCCACGCGGAGGTGAACTTGTAGTCCGTAATCACCAAGCCCTTTGGGGTGCGCTCCTGAAGGTCAATCGCCCCGGAAATCGTCACACCGTCCACCTCGGTGAACAGGCGCTCCTCAGACACCCAGCCCTCGGTCTCACCCCTCTCCATCACCACATGAAGGGCAGAGCCCAGCAGGGGCCAAAGCATCTCCGAAACATCCTGCACCATCCCATCGTCATACTGCGCCCGCAGACGCTGTACGCGAGGAGGAGACATAAGCTCAGTGACGCTGTAGTCAGACTTGCCCTTGCTGTAGTATTTGCCTTCAGCAAGAGTCACAAGGGGTTGTGGTACATTGTGAACGTTCGTAACTTTCATAGGTCTCCAGGGGGTTAAGATGTCAGCGAGCGATGATCATAGTACAAGCACAGAAGGTTTGCAAGCGATATCACAAATTATTTTGGGGGAGCCTGCGTCCAAGGCGAACAGCCGCAAGATCGTGCGCTTCGGCAATGTCAGCCGATTGATCAAGTCCTCGAAGGCGCTGTCCTACGCAGAGATGTTTAAACAGCAATGCTCGCCGCTGGCGGTGTTGATGAAGGGCGATCTGCGGGTGACGATGTGGATTCACTACGCCTCACGCAGACCAGACTTGGATGAGTCTCTAGTCCTTGATCTGATGCAGGGGCTGATCTATGAGAACGACCGTCAGGTCAAAGAGAAGCACATCTACTGGAACCTTGACCCTGGGAATCCCCGCACAGAGATCATCGTGGAGTGCATCCCTTCTGTCGTGCCAGAAAAAAAGCCCCGCACGGGGCGGGGCAAGAGAAGGGCAACTGCATGAAGCAGGCGGGTGGAGACAACCCGCGCTGTCAGTATACCCCTGATACGTCTGATACGCCGATACGGCTGACGCCCTCCTGCGGAGGGTGTACATGTTTAAACATACAACTTGACAAACCATTCGCAGGTTGTTATCCTCCGGGTCATCGGAGGATAACAACATCCAAGACGCATGGGGATTTGGTGAAGCTCTGAAAGCGCAAGCGCGAGTAGGGTAGTAGCTCAGTCCCCAGCCGTGTTGGGAAAGCGAATGTTGTTAGTGGCAGTGTAGGACGCTACCCCACTTCAGGTTGATTGCTGACGGGCAATCCGAAAACAGTGCAGCGAGTACCAACAACCTACACGCATTTATTTTTACTTGACCTGTTGACAGGCGTTGACTTTCTCAGGTAAAGTCTCTTCATTGCTAGGTGTGAGAACCCAAGCAAGCGAGCCTTCAAGCCTGATCCCGACCCCGCATGGGGTAGCGCGTCGTCCCACAAAGACGAGGTGTTTTCTCACCGGGGTCAGACTTGAAGGCTTTTTTGTTTTCCACGCCACGCAGTCGTACTCCGCACGTTAGCAAGGGGTCTAAGGGTGCCTGCGCGGAAGCAAAGCTCTACACGGTATGACTTCGGTCTAGGGGGCAGTTCCCGAACAATCCGTGCGGCTGGTCGCATCGTCAAGCCGAGGGGTGTACGGTATTCAATCCGTAGCATGACGATCCACGCAAGTGGGGTGAAGTACCTGATCCCTCCCTTCTCTTTGGGGAAGGGGGGTCTTTGGGTGAAATTTAACTTAACGGCGTTTTTAACAGGAGAAAGTGATGGGTATCGTAGAAGAGACGGGAAAGATGATAGAGAAGAGGATATATGAGGCTGCGGAACAGGCGCGGCGTGAGCATCAAACAGAGTGGAATGAGTTGAAGAAGACGGCGCGGATGGCAGTTTTTGGAGGCACATACACAGTCCCGCAGACCGATACCATGGCGATGATGGAGAAGCGAGAAGAATGGTTGGAGAAAACGCAGCACATGAGGGTGGTGGCACTCAATGAGGCGTGTGAGGTAGCCAAGGCGCACATTTCGTGCGGTGAATCCATGGCGGCGATAGAAATCACCAGCATGGCGAGTTTGTTCGCCAAGTTTTTGGTTGATAACGAGGCGTGAGTGTTTTTCACTTTTAAAGGAGAGTGAGAATGGTTGAGCGTATCTATGCTGTTTACAACGGGATGTCTGGCCGTCTGGTCCGGGCCAAGAATCGGTCGCAGGCTCTGAGCCATGTTGCTCAGTCCACATTCAACGTCCGGGTCGCAAGTCAAGATGAGTTGATCACCCTTCTCGAAAAGGGAGTCAAGGTCGAGTCTGTCCGTGACGCAGATCAGCCAGAGCTTGACCTTGGCGATCAGTAACGTTTAAATGGAGGCAAGAATGGAACATACCGACATGCTCGTCATCGACCGAGAGAAGTCGTTGAACCTCATTGGCAAAGCGTACATTGACATGAAGAATGGTGACGCTGCGGGGTTCATTGTGACCTTGCGCGAAGGGAAGGTCAGTCTTGCCACCTTTGACATGGATGAAGTCACGGTGATTGGTTTGATGATCGGACTCATCGAGTCTTCGATTAAAGATGAAGGGGGAAACAGACACTAGCCTGAGCGTTGATCACCTCATGCCAATTCCGCGCCGTGCCATACGCCCATGGAGCGTCAGGTAGGTAAGGAAGAGTCTGGAGTACCCCACCCTTAAAAAGTGAACCAGGAGAAAACCATGCGCGATTACAAGGCAGAGTATCAGAACTATGACGGCACTCCCGCAGTCAAGAAGAAGCGGGCGCAGAGAAACAAGGCCCGCAGGATGCTGGAGAGAGAGGGAGTCGTCACCAAAGGCGACGGCAAGGATGTGGATCACATCACCCCTCTCGGGAAGGGTGGTAAGACTACCCGCAGCAACTTGCGCGTCAAGTCCGCCACCGCCAACAGATCGTTTAAACGGAAATCTGATGGCAGCCAAAAATGATTGAAGAGATTCTGCGTCAGCAGTACTTCGACAACACCGCACGGGTCGTATGCCCGTTCTGCTTGCCAGAGCGCAAGAAGAAAAACATCAAAGACATGACGCTGACCCGCAAGCCTGACGGGGCAGTCCTCTATCACTGCCATCACTGCGCCGCCATGGGATCGGTGCAACCCCCAAAACAGGAGAGAAAATTGTCAGCCGTACCCAACCCAGTGATCACAAGCGAGAGGCTTGAGGACAGGCATTACGCTTACTTGGAAAGCAGAGGTATCAGTCGCCAGACAGCAGACAGAGCAAAGCTGTTCAGTGCAAACAAGTGGTTCGCCAAACTCGGCAGGGCCACAGAGTCAATCGGGTTCCCCTACTTCAGAAACGGGGCATTGGTCGCAGCCAAGTACCGATCAATCGAAGAGAAAGACTTCACGCAAGAAGGCGGCGGGGCTCATGATTTCTTCGGCCTTGAACACATCGAGAAGGGCCAGCCCATCATCATCGTCGAGGGTGAGATGGATTGCCTATCCGCCATGGAGGCAGGTTTAAACAACGTGCTTAGTGTTCCCGCCGGAGCGCCCATCAAGGTGGCAGATGGCAAGGTTCTCCCATCAGAAGATAAACGCTTCGCCTACGTCTGGAACGCCAGAGACATCATCGACGCAGCCCCATACGTCGTGCTTGCAACAGACCAAGACACCCCCGGCCAAGCACTCGCAGAAGAGTTGGCAAGGCGCATCGGAAAAGAAAAGTGTCGCGTAGCCAAGTTCGCCAAAAAGGATTTGAACGAAGTCCTGCTCGATCACCCCTCTCAGGTAGCTACGGTCATCAATGCCGCCGAGCCGTATCCGATCAGCGGCATCAGCGAGGCAGACAAGTTTAAACAGTCAATTGAAGACCTCTACGCCAAGGGCAACGGACGTGGCATCAGCACTGGCTATCAGTCCCTGGATGAAATCTACACGGTCGGGCCTGGGCAGTTGACGGTCGTCACTGGCTACCCTTCATCGGGCAAGTCCAACTTCGTCGATCAGTTGATGGTCAACCTCGCCCGCAAAAACGATTGGAAGTTCGTTGTCTGCTCGTTTGAGAACCAGCCCGAAACCCACATTGTCAGGCTGATGGAAATCTACACGGGAATGCGTTTCCATGATGGCAGAGACAGGATGAATGCGGAGACAAAAGACAAAGCGTTTAAATGGGTCAATGATCACTTCATCTTCATGGACACAAACGGTGAAGAGCCAAGCACATTGGAGTCGATACTTGAGCGAGCCAAGGCATCGGTCAAACGCATGGGTGTTCGGGGCATGGTGATTGACCCGTACAACTACATTGACATGAGCCGCAAGGATACGGCTGAGACTGAGGCTATCAGCAACATGCTGACCAAGGTGAGGAAGTTTTGCATGGCGCACGAAGTCCATTGCTGGTTCGTGGCGCATCCAGCCAAGATGACGCGATCAGGGAATGATCAGCCCCGCCCAGATGGCATGAGCATCAGCGGGTCTATGGCATGGTGGGCAAAGACGGACTGCGGCATCACAGTCCACAGGGGACAGGGCGCAGTCGTCGAGATAGCGGTCTGGAAGTGCCGCTACAGATGGATTGGTTCTCAGGGTGAGACCAGCCTGCTCTACAACAAGACCGCAGGCATTTACACGGAAAATTTGGATGCATTCTGACGGGGTGTTTTTGTTTTCTACCCGTCCGGGCGTAAGGTGCGAGTGGCCCGTTAAAGATAACCGCATCAGTTTGTCGGGCGTGTTTTTTCACTTTCCTCGCTGACAGGACAAACAGTAAGGGGGGCTCATGGCCCCCCTTTCTTTATTCAGCCTGGGTGATGGTTTCAACCTCCCATTCGGCGTTGTCGGTGTAATGGTCTTTTTCAAGTTGATCCCATGCCATGTCTTCTGCCTTTTCTTTTGTTTCGGCCTCGACATGTACCACGACAAAACTGGTGCGGCGATATTCAATCTCAAACTTTTTCATTTAAACGCTCCTGATAAATGGTGCGGGTTCATCCGCGTCTGATGGTTGGAAGGGTGCAGGACGGGGTAGTTGCCCCGGCTTGTCCAGCGGGTTGGGAAACGGTGGAAAGGGCCAGTTCATGGTCAGAACCAGAGATAGAACCCGTGTAGGATTCCGATGGGAAAGAATATTGCCCCGGCCAGCAGGAAACCCCACATTCCCTCCGCGAAGCAGGTGAATACATGGGTCAACCATGCAAGGAAACACAAGGCCACAAAAAGGTATGCCATCTCATCTCTCCGGTTTAAACGCGCCGCGCATAGTTGACTGCGCTGCGCAGGTTGTTGAATGTATTGGCCCTCAGTGGGCCGTCTGTCGTCTTGATGTAGACCGAGAATGCCAGCCCATCAAAGGCGATGTATCGCTCCCCGTGGCCCAGGTATCGCTCATCATCGACTAGGTCAACGATGCCGTCGAGGGCGTATGCTTGTTTTAAAAACACGGGGTGCCGGTTTGTCACTGCTCTGATGGTTCTCATGCGGCCAGCTTGATCTGCTTGAACGACACTGTGCCCAGGTCGCCAACGTCAGTGATCCGCACCGACTGCGGGTAGACATTTGCAACGTCCTGCTCGATGCCGATGCCGATGGTGGTGATCCCCAGGTTATTGCCTGCCAAGCATTGCTGCCGCACTGCCATAGGCTTGCCGATGCCATCGGTGATGACAAAGCAAATCTTGCGCTGCTCGGGCCGACTGAGCAGCAGCTTGTGGGCATACCGCACCGCAAAGTAGTCGTTGGTTGACCCGCCGTTGCAAATGCTGTTGATCTTTGCCGCAGCCTTGAGCGAGTGTTCTCCCCAGGGCTTGACCACTGAAGTGAACGAACCAAAGGCAAGGACGCAGGTCTCGACCTGGGCCTTTTGCAAAGTATCCAGCAGCGCCCGGGTTGCCATAGCAGCCTGGACGATGCGGTTGCTCATGTCGTACCTTTTATTTTTCTTGCCGTCATCAAACATCGAGCCCGAAACATCGAGACAGATCACCACCGCAGAGTCGATCCCCTCGACCGCATGGCGGCGCTGGAACAGCTTGTCAGTGGTGCCGATCTTGTGCAGGGCCGAGACATTGATGGAGCCAGACCGACGGTTGCGCTGGAAGTCCTCGCGCCCAGAGTTGTCGAACAGGCGCTTGACCTCATACCGCAGCCGCGCAGGCACCGCCAGTTGGTCTGTCAGCCAGGGGTTGCTGCGCAGGTGATAGTCAGGCCCAGTCAGGGAGGCATGCTCAGACCATCCACCGATGCCAGCCTTGCCCTCGGGCATATTGATGGAGGGTTCGACCTCGACTGCCTCGTCAGATTTTTTAGGAGCCCGAGCAGAGCCGGGGCTTTTGTGCGGGTTGTCGTCGAGCCTGGAGCCCTTATCGGCCTTGCCTGCACCCTCACCCTTGCCGTCATCAGATGGAGCCTCTGAGGGGCTTTTGGGAGCCTTGGCGGGGCTGTTTTTGGGCAGAGCCTGGAGTTGATCCATGATCCACTCAGCCAGGGCCAGCGTGTCCTTGGATGAGCGGCAGGCATCAATCCGCTGAGTCGCGCCGATGATGACGGGCTCCAGGCCAGCAGGCACCGGGACATGGGTGTTCAGATGCCGCCGCAGGTAGACCGCGAAGATAAACGGGTATTGAGCAGGGTCTGCCCAATTAGTCACCGTGGCATTGGCCTCGCCAACGATCTGATCCAGCAGCGCCGTCAGCAGCCCATCGATGTTGCCGGTCAGCTTGGCATCGATCCCGGTGTGCTCGATCCATGCATCCTCGACCGCATTGTGCAGTTGGTTGACGTACTGGTCACCATGATTGACGTTGAAGTTGGTATATTTTTGATGCAGCAGTTCATGTACCACAAACCCGACATAGCGCTGAACGTCAATGTCGTAAAGCACTGCATCATCAGCAACGTCAGCGAAGTAAATGTCGCCGTCCTTGTTGGTGCCTGCGGTCTGAATGCCTGCATGCCAGTTGATGGTTCTGATGGCTGCACCAAACTCGGCTGCAACCTTGCGCGTCAAATTTTCAACTGCCTGTTTAAACTGGAACCCGTGATAGCGTTTCATGATTTACCTCAAATGTTGTCGTTGAAAAAGTCAATGTTGATGCAGGCATCGAAGATGCCCATCAGCGTGGCGTGAGATTCGACGGGTTGCCGAGCAACGACAGTGGTCGTCCAAGCCTCACGCAGGGGCAGCACTTGTATTGCCCTGGCAAAGGCAATCGCCGAGCGAATCGAGGGTGCGTCCACAATGTCGGCACTCTTGACCTTGTGCCGTGCAACCTCGATGGCGTGGTGGATAGCCATGGCGATAGCCTTGTTGCAGCCAGCGCGGCGGGTGATAGCCTCGATCTCAGAGTCCTTTGGCAGGTAGTCAAACTGGATCACCCGAGAGAAACGATCCACCAGGGCACTGTTCTGCATCCGGGTGCCGGCGTGTCTACCACTGTCGTCACCATTGCCAAAGGTGTTATCGGCAACGAAAACCAGCACCCCCTCGGCGCGGGTATGGGTAAGACCACCAAACGATACGGCGGCGTTGGGCTCCAGAAAACCATTCAGCGTTGCCAGTTCGCCAGGGTCAGCGTTGGTGACCTCATCCAGCAGGATGACGGTCGAGGGCATGGCATAGGCCAGCAAAAAGTCTTTTGGCTGGAACACCGTCTTGTTGTTCTCAAAGCCAGTCGCTCCGACATACTCTTCGACGGTTGTGTGCTTGTGGAAGTTGATGCGTTTAAACCCGCGTCCGGTACGGGCTGCAAACTGTCGGGCAGTCTCAGACTTGCCGGTGCCCTTCTCGCCGCCAAACCAAAGGTTCTCGCCCGTCCAATCAGATAGCAGCAGGTGCTTGAGAATGCCCTCAGTCCAGATGAAATCGGGGTCTACCGCCGGGGCTTGGGGGTGGTTCCACAGGTCAACCATCAGCGGCTGACCCTTAACATCGAAAACATCGATGCCGAAAACCTCAAGGCAGGTCTTGCTGCTGGTGCGGTGCGCGGCGGTCTGGTCGGCCACAACCTGTTGGGCACCCGCATCCTCGATGCGTTTAGACCAGCGTGAAAAATGGTCGCCGATTATTGCGTCCACTGCTACCTTAATGCTACGGTCATCAATCTTGATGCCTTTG